CCAAGGCAGCCTGGGTACCTGGGGCAAAACCAGCCCGGGTGTCTGGACGGACGGGGCTGCCCATGGTTTGGCGCGGCTAGCGGCGGATGCGTCGGCCAACACGCTCCAAATTAGCAAGGAGATAACGAACAATATAATCCGGGTGGCCTATGTCGCCGGAAATGTCTCCATGACGTGGACCAGCCTCCTTGCTACGTCAGGTTTCTTTAATATCTTTCTGACCTGGGATGCGGTGGCTAATAAGGCGTGCGCCTATCTGAACGGTGTGCAATTGGGTGCGACGAAGACGGGTTTGGGAACGTGGGCCGGGGCGCTGTCGAACATACGTTGTACACTCGGGGCGACATCAACTGTGCCTACTGGCGTATTTGCTGGTTGGCTTGGCCCTACGGCCCTCTGGACCTGCGCCCTTTCGCATGAGGAAATCGAGTACCTGGGGCCGAGAGCCCTGGGGCTGGCGGCGTGAGGTGGCTCTAATGTACGCAGCAGTAGAAAATCTCGGACTGAATACCGACCAACGGGCGGTGTTGGAGGCCGCGTTGCGGGCGATGGGCTGCCAGAATGACCCGCGGCCCATCAACAACAACCACTGGCGCAGGCGCACGGACGGCAACGCGGCGCTATATCATGGCGACTTCCAGGAGAGTGAGTGGAACATCGCGGCGCTCAAGGCCAAGCTCGGCGCCATCTTTGGCGTGGACCCGACCAACATCGGGGACGCGACGCAGGCTGTGTCCTACTCACCGGGCGGCACGTCGCTGGCGATCACGTTCTCACGTGGGGCCACGAGCTATCTGCGACTGCTGCTACTCGGGGGGCGCGGGGCCACACAGGCCCAGGGGGAAGTGGAGACGTTGGGGTACTTGAGGGCCAATGCCGTGGCGTGGGGGGAGGAGTGAACTATGTCGCGGTGCTGGCGGAGTTGAGGGCCGGGGCGAGGGAGACTGATGCTATCGGCGACTGACCTGACGACCATGCGCGCGGCACAAGCCGCAGCCTTGCCCGACACGTGCATTCGCACACGGGTGACGTTGGTATCCGATAGCGCTGGAGGATACACCGAGATGCCGACGACGTTTTCCTATGTCTGTCGGGTGGCGCCGACGTCGGGGCGTGAGTTGGAGATCGCCGCGCGGGTAACGAGCGAGCGCACGCTGACGGTGACGCTGCCTCACGATGCGAACGTGCTGGCGAGCGACCGACTGGCGATCGGTGACCGCACGTTGCAGATAGTGGCGGCGTTGGAGGGCGGGGCGTGGCAGACGGCGCTGCGGGTGCTAGTGGTGGAGGCGTGATGGCTGGCGAAACCGAGATTATCTTGGAGTATACCCACTTCGGTGAGATCGGCCAGGGGATGGCTCGTGATATTGATCGTGTGTGTGAGGCGAATGCTCTCGACATTCAAGCGCGAGCACAGATGGCCATCCAGAACCCGCCGAAGAGCGGGCGCACCTACAAGCATGGCAACGTGCTACATCAAGCCTCGGCGCCGGGCCAGGCACCGGCCACGGATACGGCCAATCTCGTGATGAGCGCCTACACCAAGAAGCTCAGCGACTCGGACTATGAGACGGGGTTCACGGCGGAGTACGCGGCATCTCTTGAGTTCGGCACGGCCAGGATTCTGCCGCGACCCTTTTTGCGCCCCGCGGTCGAGGCGGTGCGGGCGCGATTCGTGGCCGCCATCAAGCGGATTGTGGAGAGATAATGGCTGACCCGACCGAGGCGCTGGAGAAGGCGCTGTACGCCAAACTGGGCGGTGATGCCCCACTCGCGGCCTTGCTGCCGGGGGCCGTGCATCTGGTAACGGTGACAGCCACGGGCGGCACGTTTACACTCACTTTCAATGGCGCCACCACGGCGGCCATCGCCTATAACGCGACAGCGGCCACGGTACAGACACGACTTATCGCCCTGGCGACGGTGGGCATGGGTAACGTGGCGGTGACGGGCAGCGCCGGGGGGCCCTGGACGGTGACGTTTGCGCCGGGCATGGCACTGGCCTTGACGGGCAGCGGGACGCTGCTCACCGGCGAAGGGGCGGCGCTGGTCATTGCACAATGGGCGTCAGTGCATAACGCCATCGCACCGACGAACACGGCCTATCCGTTCACCGTGTTTCAGAAGGTCGCCGCGACGCCACGCAACGCCCTGGGGCAGCGCGCCTACTGGGAGTATCTCTACCAGTTCCGCTGCCTCGCCGAGGGCCTGAGCAAGGCGGTGATCTTGCAGGCGCTGGCCAGGATCGACGCGCTGATCGAGCGGCAGACGCCCACCGTCGCCAGCGCCACGATACGGGGCATCCTCCGCGAGGGTGACCTGCCCGATCTGCCGACGGTCGAGGCGGGGACGGTGTACCAGCAAGTCGGGGCGACGTGGCGGATCACGGTGCAGGAGGCATAGATGACCACTTTCTATCACGGCACAAGCGCACGGTTCTACTACCATACCCTGGATATGAGCCCGTATGCCGAGCAGGTCGAGCAGCAGCTCTCGCGCGAACTGGCTGAGGCGCGGCTTATGGGAGGCAAGTCGGTTACCCGGCTAGCTGGCTATCGTGACGTCAGGATCACGCTCACTGGTGGCCCGCTGAGCACGTCCGTAGGCGCGAACGACGCCTACGTCTGGGCGCGCCTCCAGGAGGACACCGAACGGGTGTGGGCGTTCATACCAGCGGGCGACGTGCTCGGGAGAACGGCATACTGTGGCCAGGCGCACGGTGAGAATCAGCAGCGTGTGGCGGGCGACGACATCATGCGCCTGCCGGTGGCGATGGTGGCCACGGACAGGGTTGACCGCTGTGCCATTCTGCGGGCACTGGCTGCTGGGGGGACGTCGCCGGGTGCGACGTTCAATTCGGGCATCGCGGGCGGCTCGGCAGCGGGCGGCGGGGCATACCTGATTTGCACGGCGATCTCAGGCGGCACTCCCTCATTGACGGTGACCTTTCAACACAGCATCAACGGGACGGATTGGGAGACGTTGATGGCAATGACGGCACGTTCGACAGTGGGTAGTGAAGTCAAGATAGCTACCGGTGCGGTGCGGCAATATCTTCGCGTTATCTGGACGCTGACGGGAAGCACCCCGGCAGCAACATGGTTCGCCGCATTTGGGCGGCGGTAAAGGAGCAAGATGGCAACGTTTCAGCATGGACTCAGCGCAACACTGAGCCTCCCTACGGCGATTGAGGGTGTGCTGGAGAGCGCCGGTATGGATCTGGCACGCGAGTTAGCCGAGGCGCGCCCCATGGGCGGCACCTCGGTGATCCGGTTGCCGGGCTTGCGCAGCTGCACGTTCACGGCGGAAGGGCTTTTCGACGAGACCATCGACGCGCTGCTCTTCGCGGCCTGGGATGGCGTTGCCGCGGTCGAGGCGACCTTCAGTCCCGACGGTGGCACAACCACCTACGTGGTGAACACGTTCGTGACGGGCTACAACCATCGCGCGGCGTCCAACGCGATGTCACGGATCACCGTGAACCTGTCCAGCACTGGCGACGTGGAGCGGAATCCGGCGTAGGCTAGGGGGTCTTGGGACTGTTCGGATCTCGTGGCGTGAGCTGATGAAGGCGTTCCATGAGTTTCTTGTGTTGGTCCTCGGCCTGGAAGAACCGCGCGAAGACGGCGGCCAGGCAAGCCAAGCCAATGATGCCGACGCCGGTGGTGGCTTGGGTAAGAAACACGAACCCGAGGATGCTGCCGAGAAACGCCAAAAGGAAGAGGAAGCTGGCCATCACAACGCTCCTTTCACATATTCTGACAGCAGTATAGCACAGAAACGGGGAATCGGATGCCCAAACGACTGACGATTGACGCCCTGTTGGCGTTACCCGACGCCGAACAGATCACCGAGGACATTTTGGTGCGCGACTTTGGCGTGGTGACGGTGCATGCGCTATCAATGGATGTGCACCGTGACATGCGCGTTGAGGCCCTCCGGAGCGGCACGTGGGATTGGCCACGCTGGGATGCACTGGCGATGGTCAATGGTATGATCGAACCCCAAGTCACGTATGACCAAGCCGTCAAACTGCGCAAGAAGGCTGTGGGAGTGGCGCAGGACATTCTCGACGGCATCTGGCGAGTGTCGGGCCTTACCGAGCGGGGGGAGATCAGGGCCAAGGCGGTAGATGACGCCGAGATCAGCTTTCGCGAAGGACAGTCTGAAGTTCAAGACACATGAACTAGCTGAACGGCTGGGGGGCATGACGGTGGCCGAGTTGCGGCGCCGGATGCCAATGCATGAGCTGATTGACTGGGTTGGCTATGACCGCTACAGGGCGGCCTTGGAAGACCAGGCGCGGGAACGGGCCAAGATGCAGAGTGGGGCGAAGGGAAAGCCCAGGGGGCGGCGATAGATGCCAGCAGGTGACGCGGCGGCGCAACTCACGGCACGCACACGAGCGGACAATACCGGCCTGACGCGCGGTATGCAGGAGGCTGACCGTATCATGCAGCAGGGCGCGCGGGAGATGCAGAGAACAGCGTCTACTGCGGGCGCTGGCATAGGCGAAAGCATGGGGCGTGGTCTGGCTAGTGCCCTAGGCGTCTCCTTGAGCATAGCCGGGGTTATTGGGCTGGCCAAGGGGGCCATCGAGCTGGGGCAATATGGTGCTCAGGTTGACCGCCTGCGGACCTCATTCGAGGGCCTTGCGGGGGCGGACGCTACTCCCATGCTTCAGCGGTTGCGCCAGGCATCTCAGGGCACTGTCGATGACATGAATCTCATGCTCTCGGCCAACAAGGCGATGATGCTGGGGGTAACTCAAAATGCCGATGAGATGGCGCGCCTTGTAGAGGTGGCCGCCGTGCGCGGGCGGGCTATGGGGCTCTCGACGCAGCAGGCGTTCAACGACATTGTAACCGGCATCGGGCGCATGTCGCCGCTCATTCTCGATAACCTGGGCATCCTCACGGGCGGGCAGCGGGGGATGGAGGACTATGCCAAGAGTATTGGCAAGACAGCTGAGGCGCTGACAGACCTGGAGAAGCGCCAATATCTGGTGAATAAGGTGCTGGCCGATGCACGAACTCCAACGGAGGATGCTGCCTCGGGATTCGAGGCGTTGGATGCGCAGGCGAAGAATTTAAAGGCATCCTGGGCTGTTGGAGTGGGCGACATATTCGGGCCTGCCGCACGGGCTATGGCTGACTTCACGGCCAGTGCATTGCAATCTCAGGAGGTATTGGCGCCGTATACGGCGGCGCTGGCTGATCTAAAACAGATTTTGCCTGCCGCTGAATACCAGGCTCTGCGAGGTGATGTATATGATCTAAGCATGGCCTGGGATGATGGGAAGTTGAGCCTGGACGAGTATAAGGCCGGATTG